AGTTGGACGAGAGAATCATATGGAGCTCCCAGTCGGATTCGAACCGACAATCCGCTGCTTACAAGGCAGGTGCATTTCCGTTATGCTACAGGAGCATGTTGGTGATTCCCGTGAGACTCGAACTCACATCTCCCGGATTAAGAGTCCGGTATCCTACCAGTTAGACGAGAGAATCATGGTATCCCGTGCAGGATTCCAACCCGCATTCCGGAGTCCGTAGCTCCGTGTCCTTTGCGTTAGACGAACGAGATATATTGGTGCTCCAGACAGGACTCGAACCTGTACTAGATGGTGTCTGAGGCCATTTCCTCTACCAGATTGGGATACTGGAGCACACTTGTTACAAGGGGGACCACGCAGTGGTGGATCCCTTATAACGATTGGCGGATGGTGTAGGATTCGAACCCACAGGGCTTTCGCCACTTCGGTTTTCAAGACCGCGCCGTTATAACCATTTCGGTAACCATCCATGTTGGTCGGCAGGGCAGGACTCGAACCTGCGTGTTTCCGTGTGAGCGGGTTACAGCCGCCTGCAGTCGCCGCTGTGCCACCTGCCGATGTAAGTGGTCGGAGTGGAGAGACTCGAACTCTCGACTTTCTGATTCCAAATCGGACGCTCTTCCATCTGAGCTACGCCCCGATAGTGGAGTGACAGACGGGACTTGAACCCGTACCATCAGTTTGGAAGACTGATATGCTGGCCATTACACTAATGCCACTTATGCCGGCTCGTAATTGAGCCGGGGGGCATGTGTGCAGCAGTCGTCACCACTGCACACTTATGCCTGTTATTACTGAACATCTCTGGATACCGTCTGAGTCATCCGCGGGATCCTCGTCTGTAACGAGGATCTCATCGACAGTGACTCCGAATACGGCGGCAAGGATAACAAGGTTGTCAATCGATGGCATGCAGTCACCGTTCTGCCACTTGTATATCGCCTGCGGGTTTGTGAAACCGAGCACGTTCTGGAGGTCTCTTACTGAGATGCCTGCAGACACCCTGAGGTTCTTGATGTTCTGCCCTGTTGCTGTAAGGTCGATGACGGGCACTCTTACTACACCGACCGCTCTTACGTTCATTGCTTTTCTCTCCTTTTCCGGCTCTGTTCAGCCGGAAAGGATCCGGCCTAGCACGCCTTGTTATCTATAGCTGTGTCAACTTCCATTTCGCATTCTGATTTGTCTATGCTGCCCGAATGCAGGAGCAGCATCCCGATAGGGTCGTAATAGGTTCTGAAGCCCTGCATCTGTTTCTCCTTTCCCACTGCCTGATACTTCTTACCGATAAAAAAACCGCTTATCTCTGTTTCTGAGACAAGCGGATGATTTCAATCTATCTTATATGTCCGGCACCTAACTCACATGCCGCACACTCCTTATACTTGTCTCATTTATGCACACGAAGCAACGTCCCATCAGGTCACTACCCTGAGGTTTCGATTCGATATTTATTCTCTTCGTTGTAAAGTGCAGATATAACATTTGAATTTCTTTCCTCTTTCTTTGTCTGGTCTTTGTATGGTCTTTCGACCTCTTACCGCAGTTAATATATCACAGGCGTCAAGGTCTGTCATTCAACTTGTAGTTTAAAGCCAGTCCGCAACGAGTCCAGGCCTGAGTGATTCGAATTCGCCAAGCACATCTATCCTGTCATAGTACTTGTCCAGAAACGCTTTGCAGTTATCTTCAGATGCTCCTGCAGCCGCGACTGCCACGACCTTGCCTGTATCATTCATATTCAGGATATAGAAGATCCGGTCTATGATCTCTACTGCTTCGTAATAAAGGATCCTCACTTCATCTTCGCTCCAGCCGCTCCTTTTCAGGATCTCTTCTTTGGTGAAGAATTCAACTTCGGGAGAATAATACCTTTCTCTCAGATCCAGCCAGTCCAGTTTGAGATTATCAACGATCTTCCTCGGTCTGGCATATGATGGTTCTGTATAATATCTGTACACATCTGTTTCCCAGATCCCAGCCATACGCTCCTCCTCTCACACTATTGTTTTGTTGAGTCTATTTCAGTCTGAAAGCTATCTCAATGATGTCAGTTAACTGTGCCTGCGTTGCCGTTATGAACAGGCAAAGTAAAAGCACGGCAGATCGCACCGTGCTTGAAGTCCTCTGTTTGCGGGCTTTTGAAGACCTTATTCATAAATATTCATCGAAAATGCATAAGATTTTAGCTCAAAAATTGTATTCCAGACCATGCGGCAGGCTGCCTCCGCGGCGATTGAACTGTACTACGAGGGGATTACCGACAATACCAGCGCCGCAGAAGCAGGGTTGGCATGGTGGGGCTCCCCCGGCACTGCGAACGCAAATGCATGGGGCGTTTATAATCCGGTGAACGGCAGGTTCATTCCCACGAAAAATTCAAGTACCAAACCCTATGGAAAGGGGACAAAGATCGACGGCAAAACGGTTTATACGTCTGAAGATGGCCGCAAAGCCTACGATGCAAGTCTTGACTATACCGACGGAGTCGTCATGGTAGCCATTTATCCGAACGGAAACAACAAGCACGTGGACATTTACTGGAAGTACACACATGCAATGGATGGCCACACCGACAACGCGTATATCGGCGGGGATCAAGGCGCGAGCAACCCCAGATACAGCCTTCGTATCCCGCTTCAGTAAACACGGGACGCACACCCGCCATGATGCAATGCAGACTGAAAAGTCCGGAGGATTTGTATTGCGCCTTTATGCCCCGCAGGACAATTCAAACCAAATGTTCAATTCAAGGCTCAAGGCAATTCGCTCACCGTCAGGCGCAATTCATTGTCGAATCAGTTTCACAACTGATTCTATATGGCACGAGGAAATAAGATTGATACCCATTTCCTCTGCCTGTTCGCTCAATCGGGCAAAAGAACATATCTACTGGAATTTTGCCGTTTTACCTGTTCGCGCAAACATATCGAAAGTCTGAAATATAATGCATCGATGGTACCATCATGTTGAAATACATAACTTGGTCAATCTCGGCATCAGCCGAGAAGAGACTTCTGCAAGTATAATCAAAACTATCAGATAAAAGATATAGCCAATTACATAATGAGGAAGCCGTGATGGTATGCTTGGCAATGGATTAACCGTATGCAGCAAATATACATACATACTAATCTTTCCCAACCATTGTGACGTCCTGCATCGAAAGAATCGCGATATCTGATAATGTTCTAAGGATAAAATTATCAAAGCAGGAGACACAAATATGGTCGGAATAAGTCTTGTTATTCCTGGCGTGGATCTGAACGGTGAAAAAAGAAAACAGGTCATTCCGATAAGCAAGACTAACAATGGTTTCCTGTTATTCCTATCGCAATAATACTCGAACAAAATACTTCCAAGGAAAAAATTACTAAAGCCTACCCCATTATGAGCATAGCAAAACGGAATGCCCAGATCATTTACATCAAGAAAAAGTCCCCATACAAATAACACATAAAAACACCAAATATATTTGTTCAAGTCATCCCTGCAGATATATCGCACGAAATAATTCACAACATAGCAGACCATCAGGGTACATAAAAACCATCCCGGGACTACGTACGGATAATTATCTGTTAATGCGCCTCCTGTCTGCATAAGCAGAACCAGAAGAAGGTCCTTAATGTGGAAAGCAGCACCATCTCTGACTACAGATATCCCCAACTGCCATAGATTACATATAGCGTAGAATGGCCACAGTTTTAACAGTTTTTTCTGGAGAAAAGACAGGAAACTTCGCTCTGACACCTTTTTTCGAGAAAAGGAATAACCAGTTAAGAAGCCGCTCATCATAAAAAAGAGAGAATTGCCAAAGTAGCCTCCATATTGCTTAATCGGAGATAGTATATCCGCAAGCAGACCGGTGGAATTGAAAGTGTGATAGATTACAATCACAAAAATAAACCATCCCTTTATTCCGTTCAAAACATCTATTCGTTGTGAGATATCCCCCGTAATCATATCGTCGAATGCCTTCCTGTATCTTGTATTTTTATTTTGGCACAACGTAGGATAATCGAAGCATCACTCGCTTCCTTTCTTCCTATATGTCAGCTCCACGTCATAGCCAAGCTCATCCAGTATTTTGATAAAAGTCTTATTTACGATCTGCTCCCTACCCCGAATGATGCGATTGACATAGGGGAGAGACACACCGATCCGCTCGGCAACCTCAGTCTGTGTAATCCCGTCCTCTATAAACTTTGTTTTCAGATCAAGCTCCACGTTGTTTTGCAGCATCTGTGCACCTCGCTAAAATCTTAACCTATGACTTAATCACAATACCACATTCCTGCCCGGTTTTCCATCCCCTGAACGTAAAAAGACGCTCCCGTAGGAGCGCCTCGTGATGAACTGGTTTACAGCTGCACATCGATTTCTATTCCGGATTTGAATTCGACGGTGAAGTAGTCGTCGTAAACTGTGATGCGTTCGATCAGCTTCCGAGCCAGAGCATCTTCATATTCTTCGACCTTCTCGTTGATCCCTGCCAGCACCGTTTCCAGTTCTACAATCTTCTGTCGCAGAGTCTCTTTGGTAGCATCCTCAAGCTGCAGCTGGTACTTTTCTTCCCGGAGCCGGATTACTTCCTGCCCCAGATCGTCGCAGTCCTGCCTGGCTCTGGTTCTCTTTAGGATCTCCTGCTCCAGTTCTTCGATCTTCTCATCCAGTTCCGCAACCGGCCCGTTATTGTTTTTGGTGATGGCTTTTTCAATGTTGATCTTGAGCTGAGGGAGGTATGCATCCTGGTGAGCATGCACCTCGTTGACCGCAGCCACCACCGCAGCATGAAGGTCCGCCTCCGTCACTGTCCTGGCTGGGCAGTCGAAGTCCCGGTCCTTCTTGTGCAGTCGGGAGACGCAGCGCCACACGATCTTCTTCCTGCCGTGCACGTTCCAGTGGGTCCGCTGGAAAACATCACCGCAATGAGCGCAGAACACAATGCTCGACAGGGCGTACTTTCCGCTGTAGATTCTCTTCTTCCCGGTGCCGGTTTCCAGGTTGGCTCTGCGTACCATCTCCTCCTGCACCATCATGTAAAGCTCCTTTGGGATGATCGCTTCATGACTTCCCTCCACATAGTACTGCGGAACGATGCCTTTATTCGCCACCCTCTTCTTTGTCAGGAAGTCCGTGGTGATGGTCTTCTGCAGCAGGGCGTCTCCGATGTATTTCTCGTTTCGAAGGATCTTCCGCAGGGTGGACGCCAGCCAGAAGTCGCTGCCTGCTGCCGTTTTAATCCCGTCAGCAGTTAGTCCTTTACCAATGTCATAGTAACTCCGGCCTTCCAGGTACTCCCGAAAGATGCGTCTCACCACCTCGGCTTCCTCCGGATTGATGATCAGCTTCCCCTCTTCATCCTTGTCGTAGCCGAGGAACCGGTTTGTACAGACCTGGACCTTTCCCTGTTGGTACCGGTACTGCAATCCCAGCCGGACGTTCTGTGAAAGGCTCTGGCTTTCCTGCTGAGCAAGAGATGCCATAATCGTGAGCAGCACCTCGCCCTTAGCATCGAGCGTGTTGATGCCTTCCTTCTCAAAATAAACCGGGATGTTCTTGTCTTTGAGCTGCCGGATATAATTCAGGCAGTCGAGTGTGTTCCGGGCAAATCTTGAAATTGACTTTGTAACGACCATGTCGATCCGTCCACCCATGCAATCGTCGATCAGGCGATTGAACTCTTCTCGCTTCTTGGTGTTGGTGCCGGAAATACCGTCGTCTGCGTATATGCCCGCGAACTTCCAGGTGGGATTCTTCTTGATGTACTCTGTGTAATGCTCGATCTGAGCATCGTAGCTGGTGGCCTGCTCATCGGTATCAGTGGAAACCCTGCAGTAAGCCGCCACTCTGAGTTTGGGCGCTTCTTCCTCCCTGGCCCTGTTGCCGACCCGCTTGATGGCGGGTATCATTGTAATTGTTGCCATGCTATTCCTCGCTTTCAATCAGGCTGTAAATATATGTTGCCTGTTCATAAGGGTCCGTGAGTTTCTGCGTCATTGGCTTCATAGAAAATCGTGTCATCACCTTGCGATCTTCTGTTGCAGTCCTTGTTTTGTAGTTTCTCCCCATAATCTCCAGCCGGTGCATGCGCTCTGCCTCCGCTGCATGGAAGGTCTTCTTGTCAATGATTGCGGGATAGAACTCATCTCCGAGATAATGCCTATTCTGCAGAAGCCGCTTCACTGAGCTATGTTGCATGGTCAATCCCGCATTCCGAGCTGCTTCGATAAAGCCCTGCCCGGCAAGGTACACGGCATAGATCTTCCGGATCTGCTCCGCTTCATCCGGTACGATCACCGCCGACCCATTCTGGATTCTATAACCGAAAGGTGTATGTCCTCTTCCCATGTCAATCGATCCTTTCTGTCAGGCTCAGGCCGCATTTCAAATGGAAGATAATCTCTTCCCTTGAGCAGACGGTGATGTGGTCCACAAACTGTTCAAAGAGGTCCGCGTCAAATCCGGAAAGCATCTCGCCGTTTGCGGTGAACTTCAGAATGTCCCTAAGCCCTTCTGTTTTTCTTATGTCTCCATTGACTTCCTTTGTCAGGTTTTCTCGTTCTTCTTCCAGGGCCCCTGCCTCAGCCTGCAGGTGGTTTATCTCCTGCGTATAAGCTGCCGGATCGATGTACCCCTTTGTCATAATCGCTGTAAGCGTTTGTCTCCGCTCCGTCATGCCTTCGAGCGCATCATCAATCTGGTTCATCCGGCGCAGGCTGGCTCTGTGCGATTGACACCGGATGGCTTCAAAAAGGCCCTGCAGGATCTCCTCTCTTCCGAAAGTCAGTTTATTCAGCATTGTGGTGAAGGCGTTTTCGATTGCCGTCTCTCGCACAAATTTCATGGAGCAGTTTTCTTTATGCTCAATGTGCTCCCGGCATACCCAGGCGGGATATTTTAGCGTCCCTGTACTGTTAATCCGCCGCTTAAAAGGTGATCCGCATTTCCCGCATACAATCTTCCCCGTAAATGGGTACCGGCTGCAGTACTTTCCATCACCCCTGGCCACATTCTTTTCCTTTGCATGCTGCCGGAGCATCTGGTCAGCTGCATCGAAATCCTCCCGGCTGACGATCGGTTCATGATGGTTCTCCATGTAGAACTGATCGCGCTCACCTCTATTGGTATGCCGCTTAAAACGGAAATCGGAGTAGGTCTTCTGGAACATGCAATCCCCCACGTACTTCTCATTCCGGAGGATGCCGCGCACCGTTGTGGATGTCCAGTGATTTCCTTTCCGGGCCGGGATCTCCTTTTCATTCAGAGCATCTGCAATCTTGTGGGTGCTCTTTCCGGATAAGGTCTCTGCGAAAATGAACCGGACCCACTTGGCTTCCTCTTCGTTAATGGAAAACTCTCCGTCCTTCACCGTATACCCGTAAGGTGCGTATCCGATCTTGAAGGACCCGGTCTCGAAGCGGTTTCGGATGCTCCACTTTTCATTCTCTGAAATGGAAACAGACTCGCTTTCCGCAAGGCTGCTCATGATCGAAAGCAAAAGCTCCGATTCCATCGACCCGGTATCCAGGTTTTCCTTTTCAAAGTAAACTGCGATCCCCAGACTGAGGAGTTTCCGGACCAGCTCCAGACAATCGGTCGTGTTCCGAGCAAATCTTGAAAGTGACTTCGTGACGATGTAATCGATCTTTCCATCCTCGCAATCTGCGATCATCTTCAGCAGAGCTGGCCGCACCTCTTTCTTCGTACCGGTGATGCCCTCATCGTAGTAGAGCCCTGCATATTCCCAGTCCGGATTCGCTGTGATGTAATCCTCATAATGTGCTTTCTGTGTTTCGAGGCTCACAAGCTGGTCATCCATTCCGGTTGAGACCCGGCAGTAGGCAGCGACACGGCGCTTCTTCTTTTTTAGCGTAGCCGCTGCCGGTTCAATTTTGGTTATCTTTTTCATGGTCTCGCCTCCTTTCTGGCCAGTGACATTACACCTCTAAAGCGCACACATTGGAAGTCAATTCTCAGAGAAGTGGCGATAAAAAAGTGGGAAAAGTCCGCTTGTTTTCGGCCATAATCAGCTCGAACTCTTCCTCGGTGATGAGGCCCTTCTCCAGCAGCTTCTTCGTCACCTTCTCGGCCTGCATATAGTTGAATTCCTGCTGCAGCTGCTC